CCAAGCAACATCAATGTATGGACTGTAAATGGTGTTGGTTTCTTTGCTGAAGAATTGCAGCAATCCGTTGGTTTGTTCAACTGGAGGAACTGTTATTTCCAACGAAGTTGCCAAAATTATACCATTATTTGGTACACAACCGCACAACCAAGAACGCACAATTTGAGTAACATCCATTGTGATGTCACCTTGTTGACCTAGATTGAAAGACTGACTGCAAATCAGACTTGATCCACTCAACGGTGAGTAGAATGATGAGCTACAGATCCAATGTGGCTTGTTGGTGTATGTGCTAGGAACGTTGTAATACCATGTACCACCACCGTTTTTGAAACTTGCTGATGCATACGATGCTGTGCGCAGATAGTCTACTTGTTGGTAGCTATTGGTAATTGGATAAGACCATGGATTTTTACCATCCCAACTTCTATAATCCCAGCTTGCACCCATCTTTGAGCCACCGTCTGCCCAGCGACCATCACCGTTGTCCCAGCTTTGGCTAATAGGATATGCATAGATGGTGTAATTTAGTGGCAAATTGCGTTGGCCACATGCTGTCAAGTTCAAAGTAAACTTGATGTTTGAGCTTGATACATGACTTCTTGCGATTGATTCGCTGATATTTGCCAAATCAAACTGCAACATGGTTCTTGAGAAGTCTGGACGAAGAATATAGTAAGCTGATTGTGGAGGATTGATTGATCCACTATATTCGCCTTGAAACAACCCCGTGAAATTTGTAACGTCCAAATAATAGAACGTGGTAGATTCCACCGTGCTCACAGACCCACCAAACGGCGATGAATAAACGCTGCCAGTGAAAGTGCCGTCTGTAACACATAGAGGGCCTGTGCCAGTACAAGATTTGCCAGACACAACTCCGTTGAACTGTCTGAAACTTCCACTACCTTGCAATGATTGAGTCAGCGGAGATGTTGTATATGTTTTACCATTTACTTTGAGTGCGGTAAAAGTTGATCCCACAGACAAAGATCCATTGAAACTGCCAGTGGTGATCAAACCATCTACTTGAGCATTTGATGTGATGTTGTAGCTGCCACTGAATGATCCAGATGCGATATCAGCAGATCCAGATACGGTCATGGCAACCAGCGGAGCAACGTTTTGGTTTGAAAACCTACCACTAAATCTACCGATAGAACTTTCTGCACCAATTACAGACGAAGCCACTGGATACTCACGCCAAAAACTTCCAGAATAAGTGTAAAAAAAGTTGTTGTCATATGCCAACCAGCCTTGATTACCATACGAGTCGCTGTTTTGTGGAGCAGCATACCAATTTGGTGTGGTATATACCAAACTGTTGCCGTAGTTCAGCGCATAGATTTCCAAAATTTCATCAATTCCAAAGTTTTTGTTGCGAAGGTCTTTGGCATTATTGATGTAGGTATCTTTTATTGGGTAAATAAATGTATGCATATTATACCACTAGTCCTTTGATATCGGTCGTAGGAAACTTGACTTCAAAAATTGATGGATCTTTTGAAGGATATACGATGTTGTTTTGTGTGGCTATATCAATGTTGTAAGCAATTGGAGAATAGTCTCCATCGTCAATAGTCAAGTTCTTGATCTTCACATTGATTACAGATTGAACACCCTCATTCTTCATGATTTCAAACATCAGTTGGCTGATATTGATTGGTTGATTGAAACTCCATCCATCAATGTTGAAAAATTCTTGTACAGACGAAATACATGCGTTCAACACATCACGTTTGTTGAATCCAGCAAACACACTGATTTGAAACTCCACCCCAATGTTGATGATATATCCATCAATCACGTTAAACTTGTCGGTCAAAATCTTGTATTGACTCAAGTAGTTTTTCAAATTAAGCAAAGTAGCTTCGTTGATTGGAGTCAAATGCTTTTGTGTATTGTAACCCAACAAATATAGATTGTTTGTGAACGGATTGTTGCTTTCCAAGAACTTTCTACGATCAAGTGGGTTGAGTGGGTTCAAATTCAACGCTTCGTTCATTGCTGCCGATCCGCTGATAACACCACTAATAAGTCCAGTATATGAAACTTGACGAGTTGCATTTGGTTGAACATATGCTTTTGCCACACTACCAAATTGTGGGCTCATAGAATATACTCGCAACAAAATGTCTTCTTCGGTCACAATACGATTTTGTGATGAAAAGTTTGCAATAGCGTTTTGTCGAATATCTTCGTCGGTTTCTGGACCAGCACCACCTGTCGCTGCAAGTGGGTTGTTTACTCTCAAGCTGTTTTGAATATTGTTGAGCAGCGAAATCTGGCTATCGGTCAAACCACTGGTATCGTTCAAATACGCAACCGAGCTAATCACTGTGATTTCTTCTGAGTTGACGTTGCTTTCCAAACCGCCGCCAACGATATAAGTAATTGTGAGCGTTGTATTGGATGGAGAAACACCATAACTGTTGCTTTTCAATACGTTGGTTCCGTCCAAACTGATGTTTAGATTGCCTAGATTTGACATTCCCACACCCACATTTGTAGGATTAGGTACAATTACGGTGTTGTCGAAGTTTTCGGTGTTTGCGCCAAACTGAATATATGTGTTGTTTGCTTCATCAATATATGTGATGAATCGCTTTTCGGTGCGAAGATACTTCAAAAGCTTTGGAGTTTCGCCACGATACTTTGACAGTGTTTGATTTGTCAAAGGAACGTTATCAACAGCCAATGGTACCGTTTCTTGTGCAAGATATTGAACTTCATAGTAATTGTTGTTGTTGCTGTCAACCACGCTTACTACCTTTACAATGTTTGAACCCTCAAGCTTGATATTCAAGAAAGGTTGTGCTGCACCAACAGTTACTTGCTTAGATACAAGTTTGCCAGAATAAGCCTTTGCTTTTTTCTTGAGCAAATAGAATTGTGGAGCACCAGTTTCGTCACGGCTATATACACTAATCTCTCTAGGAGAAAATACGGTGTCTTGGCTGAAATCAACGCTGTCGTCAACCAAAAATGGTACACCAGACACGCTGCTAAATTGCGAATATGGACGCAGAATCAAACAGTAGTTCTCATCTGGCACGTAATCTGCATCCATTGATCCTACACGCTTTGACGGAAGAAGCTGAAACAAATCAAGCTCGGTTGCGGCAGCAGATGTTACTTTTGGTTTATATCCCAAATATGCTGCTTGGTTGATGATGTTTCTGCGATCAGTGGCAAACTGAATAAAGCTTTCTTTGAACTGCTGGTCAGTGTAGTACGACAGCACATCACCAACATATGCAGCTTGCTCAATAAAAATTTGACCTGGCGAACTTTCACTAAAATCCCTATAGCTTTGGGGATAATATTGCTTAGTGAAGTCGATCAGTTGTTGCTTCAACGACGCAAAATCACGGTTGACGTAGTTCACGTCTTTCGTGTTTGCTCGGAACGTCTTGTTGATAATCTGTGCCATTAGATTTTGTCCGTCGTAATTGTTACGTCGGCACTTGCCGTCGTTTTGTTATAAGTGAATGTCACACTTATAAATATCTTGTTCTTATCAGTATTCTCTGGTTGATTTGTAGCCAATTGCACTTTTACGTCGTTGACAATCACGCCGTTCAACCATCTATCAATATCACGTTGAACCACATCAACGATGATATCTTTACTGACTTCCAAATCTGCTTGTTGAAACAGCAGATTATACAAACCAGATCCAAAGTCATTGTTGAATCTGCGTTCACCAGGCATCGTAAGCAACAAATTTTTGATGTTGTCTGCAACTTGTGCAGCAGTAACAACATTTGTTGCAAAATATCCACTTTTACCCAAAGTAATTGGCAGAGATAGACCTAAAGCCTGGGTTGCCATAATTTGTTATCCTTTTTTAGCAGCAACCTTTTTGTCAACTGCTTTCATCAAAGCTCGAAAATCTCGATTAAATACAGCAGCAGTCTTTTTTACTTCAACTGGTGCCGCAGCAGGGATTTCTGGTGCAGCAGCTTCGTTAAGAACTTCTGTTCCTCCTCCACCAAAACCACCCATCATACCAACCATGCTACCTTCTTGTGGAATACCCTTGAAGTTTTGTGCAGTTTCGTTCAACACAGCGTTTAGAACTGGATTTTTAGTATATTGAACCTTCTTTTTGCTGGTTTGAGGTTGTTGCGGTGTTTGCTCAATATCGTCGTTTTCCATCAAACTTGCAAAGCTTGAATTTGATGGATTTTCGCTGACTTGGACTTCACGACGTGATTGGTTCACAGAAGAACTTGCACCAAAAGCCTCAGAAATGCAGTTTTTAACTTCATCTCGCACAGCCTTTCGTACTTCTTCACGAACTACTTTAGCGATATATTCTTTAAGTTGGTCCACTTTCATAATTTCTCTAATATCTATAATTATTAACCTGACTTAGATTTGTTCAAATTTAATAGTTGTTCTGCTCCTTTTGTGCTGTCTGGTCTTGGTATCTTTATCTTCTTGATACGGGGTGCATTTGCAGGTTTTGGTACTTTTGGTGTGGGTAAACCATTTTTTACAGATGCTAGTTTAGCCGCAGCAGCACCCAAAGCTACACCAGACGCAGCACCAATCAATGCTCCTTTACCACCTCCAAGAGCGGCACCTATACCTCCACCCAGTCCACCACCAATCAATGCTCCACCACCAATTCCACCAGCAGCAAGACCACCACCCACAGCCAACCCGGAAACTCCGCCGATCAATGCACCTTTGCCTCCACCAGCCAAAGCACCTATGCCTGCTCCAACGCCGCCACCAAGCAATCCAGCACCAGCAACACTACCAAACGATGGTGCAACACTGCTTTTTGCTGAAGATACCAATTCAGATGGTGATGCGATTGCTGAGTTTGGATTCAATGCCCCAATATTCGTATCGGACAATTTGCTCAACGCAGCATCCGCACCACTAATATTTGTTGGTGGAGCAATATCTGGCAAACTTGGTATGTTAGGTTTTGGAACATCAGGCAGCGATGTTTTAAGTTTATCTGCTGCTGCGGTTACTTCTGTTGATCCAATATTACCAGTTGCGGGATCAACAAACTTGGTGTTACCAGCAATCGTTTCTGGTTTGTATTTGTCAGGACTCCAATTTTCACCTAGTCCGTCTTTGACAAACTTTGGAGTTTCAACTTTTGGAGTCTCTACTTTTACGTTTGTATCTGACTTCAGTTTTGCCACAATATCTGTACCAGAAGCAGATGTTACTTTATCAACCGAAGAAGATACTGACGACGTTGTAGTGGTAACTGAATCTTTGCCTGGAATCTTAAACTCCGTTTGACCTGCATTATTTGGTAAAGCAGCCAATTGTTCCTGGGTCATTCTTGATCTAGGATCATCAGAAGCAAAACTTGTACGCACAGTTACGCCGCCACCAGATACTTTTTCAACACTTTTGGTGGTAACTGTTTCTGTAACAGTTGATTTTACTGTTCCACCCTCAGCAGTAAGTTTGTCTAAACTTTCAGATGGATTTAGTGCTTTTGGTTCAGACGACGGCAACGTGATATTGGCATCATCAACCGTTGGTGGTTTATTTAGGGTGCCATAAATTGTTTGAGTTGGTGGTCCAGGCAATGCTGGTGCTGGATCTGGAAGAAAACATGCTGGAATTTGATTTTTATTCCACGTTCCATCCTTTGCATTGTCTGCAACTTCTTGCGACACCGACATCACATTTTCTGCCAACGCTTTTTCTTTTTTGTTTGCTTGGTCTACTTTTCCTTGCAACAAAATCTGTTCATACGATTTAACGTCGCCATGGATAGTCAATAAATAAGGCAACAGTTTACTTGTTTCCAGATCTTTGAAACATGGCCATTTTGCATAATAAACCCGCTGAAAAATCGGTCTTTGGTTTATGTTGACGATTATATTTTGTTTGTTGGTGCTTGGTCCAGCATAACCAACTATGACAGGCGGAAGATTGTTTTTATCAGGAACATCTGGCAACAACTTACGATCATTCAAATACTTGTAAAGCTCTGCGTATGTTTTTGGTCCCGTGTTTTCGACTTTGACTGATGCTGCTTTTTGATTAGCAGCAACACGTAAAGCACTATGACTACCAATCAAGTTTTTTGGATCGATGGCAACTGGGGCTGGAGCCAAGCTAGGATCTTCAACATAATATGAAAAATCTTCGCTAGTTTTTGCATCTTCAAACGCATACATGATTTTGGCATTGCCATCCAAAAAGATGCCAGCGTTCCAGTTGTTGCCAGAATCGGGTTGCAAAAATCCAAGAATGTCTACAAGTTTGTCCGCCATAGGTTTACGATTCAAATTCAAATTCAGTTTGAACTGGACCTTCACGACGATTGCGTCCTTTGAAGTCTCCAATTACTCCTTCACCACTAACAGTATTGATTATTACTGGATCTGCGCATTCTGCACCACTGCCAACTGGTTTGACGCCGTTGGCACCAGGCGCATATCCACCACCCGTCAAATATACACGACGACTTAGCGTTTTATGCAAATTATCACGCAGCAGTTTCAGCTTGATTTGTTGAACTGGTATTTGTGTTTGATCTGGAATAGAATCTCCTGTATTCAACTCGCTAATTTGACCAGCGTCTTCATGTCCATGTGGATGTGGATGAACGTGGTGATACCAATGAACGTGGTCAAGTAGCCAATTGCAAAGATCATACAACCAGTCTACGGTTGTTTGTCCTAGCAGTGCTGGTTCGTTTGTTTCTCCATACTGACCCAAAAATATTTGAGGAGCATTGATGCAAGCTGTACGATTGGTTGTCAACACAACTTGGTCGTTGGCATCTACAGTATATTCAGCGTCAGTCACAATACCATATCTACGCTTGCTGAAATGCAGTGTTTCGGCAAATCTGCTGCTCAACACAATACGATCTGTGTTGATGACCATCTGATCGCCGTTCAAAATAGGAAATTCAAATGTGGTTGATCCCGCTGGATTGAAAAGAACTTGTTCTTCAGTAGGTTTACGATCCTTTGTCACTCCAAACATTTTCTTGTATACAGTCGTAACCCAATTACTTACAACAGGTCCACTATTGATCTCAATCGTAGTACCATCATTATTGATGTCTTCTTCAATTTGCCCACCGTAATTCTTTTCACGATCTGTGATAACTGGAATTGGTGGTAGTTTTGGATGCAATTGTTGCGGCTTGTCCAGTGCAATATTGCGCTGACGATTTCTCAAAATAAATCTTGGATTGCCGTATCCACCATTCACAGAGTCTCTAAACAAATTAGCGTTCAGTGCGTATGATGGGTTTGTAGACTTATCAAGCTGACGATTGCTGTTGTATGCAGTGAATCGAATGCTTTGACCAAAACGACTTTCTATGACAGTATCTCCTTCAAATTTACGAACACTACGAATAAACGGATTCAGAATGAAATAGCTTCCCAAATATCCAGTTTTTGTGATTGCCTTAAAGTTTGGATGTGATAGATATGTTTTTCTAAGCGGGTCTGGATTGCTTGGTGTAGCACTTGTATAGTCGCTGCTTTTGGCAAGTTCGGTAACAAAGTCAGCATTTACTCCAACAAAATTGTATTGATTAAAAGGCTTGGTGTAGAAATAGTTTCCAAACACTTTGATGACCAACACTTGTTCATTCAACAATGGATATTGCGTAATCGTATTATCCAAAGGAATTGCCCAAGGCAACTTCTCTTGTGGAGTTTTGCCTTCCAAATCTAAAATACGAACCTTGGCACGACCGATATAACTGTAATCGGTGTTTTTTGGGTTGGGTACTTCGTTCTTATAGTTTACAGGAATTTGCTGTGGGTTGACATTAATTGCCAACTGAGAAGACCTAGAATCTGGAGATTTATCAAAAAATGGATGTTGATCATTCAGAATGATGTCAACTACAACCGCCAACTGAAAATTTGGATTGTCGCCTGTTCCTTTTGAACCTTGTCGTGGTCCACCGCCAGCAGATGGGTTCTGTACTTGAACATATCTGGATATATTTGTAGATGCGTCACTCATGTTACTTTTTGGCGATAGAAATTACGTCGTCCATCAATTGCTTGCGTTCGTCTTCGCTCAGAATCATCGCACCACCCTCACCACTAGTTTCACCTTTTGCCACCAATTTTTGAACGATAGCTGCCAACTTAACCAGTTGTTCGTCATTCTTGACGCCAACATCATAATAGTCTTTAATTAGTGGCACAATAATAACAGCGTCGTTTACCGTCTTGATCAGAGTACGCAGTTCAGAGATCAAAATATCGATTTGATCCTTTTTGCTTTCGGAGTTTTTTACTATGTCCTTACAAAGACTAGAGAAGTTCTTTCCCTTGTATATCTCAAAGTTTGTATCCATACTCAATAAATAGAAAAAACCAACCATTTTGATGGTTGGTTTCGTTTTTATACAAAATATGTTGTGGTCAAATCACACCACGATTCATGTAGTTTTTGTTGATCTGCCCTTGATAGGCTTTCATTTTGTTCAAAACCTTGGTGATTTGCTGAGTCTTGCAATTACTGATCTCTCGGATGTAAAGATACAGAGTTTTCTTGTTGAAGTTTTCAATACGCTCACAGCTACGAAACAACTCCAATACTGCATATGCAATATTTAGATCTTTGACCTTGGTGAAAACCTTGGTAATGTTTTTTTCCCAATAGTCGATCACCAACTTCATGAACTCTTGAGTTTGAACAGTACGATAGTGTGCATCTTCAGTTTGCAAACACACGCTGTCTTCGCTAGGAGTTTCACTGATATCTACATGCTGATTGAAACGCTTGTAGTTGTTATTGTTATGAAAAATCAAGTAGTTCTTGGCAACAATACTGAAATAGCTGAATGCTTTGCCTTTGCCAGCTTGAAACTTGTGTATGTTGGAAACAAGATGTGCCACAGTTTCACGCTGAATTTCCAACGGACCAGAATCAAAGTACGTAAACTTGAAAGTGTTGTAGATATTTTCTACCAGCTTCTCGAAACTGAATTTGATACGCTCATTATAGATTGTATTGCGCACATCGTTATCAGTCTCAGCGTTGTAGGCAATGATGGCTTCTTCTGTGGCTTTGCTGAAATAGATCTTTTCTTTTTTGTTTCTACCACGACGACGAACTGGCTTATCGCTTGCGTCCAGTGTTTCCACGTCAGATTCAACATCTGTGCTGGTAGTGGATGACACTGACTCAACATCACTATCTCGCTTGACAAAAACACCACTAGAAGAAATAGGCAAATCTTTCTTGATTTGCTTTGGTTGCTTCTTGACTACCTTCTTTTTCTTGGGAACCGTGACTTTGTAAACGACAGTAGTCTTGGGTTTTTTGTCTTTTTTCTTGGTGTTAGACAAAAGCTTTGCGGTTTTCTGCTTGGAAACCTTCTTACTTTTATCCTTGCTTTTCATCAGTGGTTCTGTTTGCGTCATCATTCTGTATATTGTTGATTCTGTTGTTGTATTCAGTGATAATGTTCACCATGTCTTGAAAAAGAATGCCAACATCATCATCTTTTTCAAACATACCACGTTCGTCGATAGATTTCAACTGTTTATATACGTTTCCTGTAAGTTTTCCAAAGTCTGTGACCCATTGGGCCAGTTCCGTATTCAATTTTTCTGAATCATCCAGTTGTTTTTGCAACAATTCAAGCTGCTCCAGAGATTTTTTAATTGATACGTGCAAAAACGCAGAAATACCAGTGCTGAGAATTTGTTCAAGATCTTTTTGAGCAGTACGCAACTCGTTGATCTTTGATACAACCAGTTCAGCATCCTTCAGCTTTTTGTTGACGCTGCGCAGCCGAAAGAACAAAAAGGTGCTGATGGAAAATAGCAGCACCGATAGTGTAACAAGGATTTGTGTAATCATATTAAGTGTAAACATTAGATTTCATCAGACTCATCATCTAGCTCAACAAATTCATTAATAAACTCAACAGCGTCGTCGATTGCTGACCAGTCGTTATTTTCGTTTGCTTCTATAAGAATGCGACGTAGTTCTAAAAGTTCTTCGTTATTCATGGGTTTCTAATACAGTAATATATAGTTCCCACGATTCAAAACGATATTTTTCTTTTCAAAAACTGAACAAACCACGAATACCAGCACCTTTTCCTCTGATCTTTCTGATGATGGTATTTTCGATTGGCTTCTCTACAACCCTTTCTACTTCTTTAACTACCTCAACTGGCTTTTCTACAGTTTTTTCAACTTCATGTATTACGTCACGAACAACATCAACTGGCTTTTCAACCTCAACAATTTTTTCCACAACTCGTTCCACAGGCTTTTCCACCTCAACGATCTTTTCTACTACTGTTGTATTGTTTGTTGATTGGTCAGCCTCGGTAGATGTTTGTTTCTTTAGCTCAATGTCTTTCTTTTTGTAGAGTTCATACTCTTTATCAGTTTCTACTTCACGATAGTTTGCAGACATGTTGTATGCCAACAACAATACCACAGCCAATGGATCAAACACAGTAATCAGCACGATAATAAACCACTTTACAACGTGACGAATGTCTGTGTTGAATTCGTCTGCCACAAATTTGAATGTTGTAATATCTTTCTTTTGACTGTTTTCAATCTTGAGCTTGAAAATGTCATCATCGATCTTGCCAGATTTATCACTAGCGTCTTTCAACTTAGCATTTTCAGTTTCAATTTGTTTGTTCAAATCACCGATTTGTTCGTTGATTTGATTTTGAATACTTTGTAGCTGAATTGGATTGCGAGCAATCAATGCATTGGTCATTGTTTGGCTCAAACGATCTTCTTGAGAAGCACGTAGTGCCAACAACTTGTCGATGTTGGCTTTTACAGCATCAAGCTTTTTGGATTCGGTAGTTTTTTGCATTTCCAAAGTGGCAATTTTGGTGTTTGCCAATTCACTTTCCAACGAACTCTTTTGAAATGCTGCTGTAAGATAGCCAAAAATACCCAAAGATGTAATACACATCAAAACCAACACAGCCGTCACCATATAAACCTTCATCAGTTTATTGGCAATATTCCAGTATCTAAACAACCACGATGTTGTCACAAGCTTGCCCAATTCAAGCGAGCTTGCCATGATCATAGCAGCTATGATAGCACCAGAGAAAAGCAAACCAATACCATACACACTGAAGAAAGCGGCACAGCCAGCAATCAACATGGAGGTAAACATCACCAAATTTTTGAATTTGAACATACTAATATAAATATCAAAGATACTAAAAAACCCTTCGCATTTCTACGAAGGGTTTGTTGTAACCAATTGGCTTAATTATCCAATCTTGATCTTTTTGCTTGTTGGAGGTGTTGGCTTGACCTTTTTGATGGTCACAGTCAACAGTCCATTCTCAAACTTGGCCGAAGTAGTTTCTTTGTCAAACAAGTCGCTCAAGGCGAATGTACGTTTGAAGCTGCTGTGCTTGAGTTCTTTGCGAATATAGGTACGTTTGTCGTCCTTTTCAACAGTCTTGGTCTTTTGACCACTAATGATCAACAGATTTTCTTCAAATTCCACAGAAACCTCGTCTTTGCTGAGACCTGGAATCTCGGCGATGATTTCAATGCTATCTACATTATCAATAACATCTACTTTTGGATAGCTTTGTTTTTCGAAGAATCCCACACCAAATTCCTTGGTGAAATCTGGGAAAGCATTTGAGAATACATCATCAAACAGCTTATCGAATGGGGTTAGAAATTCGTCACGATTGATGTGACGCAACACAGGTGAGTTGTATCTTACTACTGACATATTATTGTTCCTTTCTTTGTTATAATAATTCGTTTTGAACTTATTATCTTGGCAACCTCACAAGAGCTTTGCCGTGACGGTAATCTACCATCAACAATATATAGCTGTCAAGAAACAAAAAACATCACTGTTTTTGTTGATACACTTCAGTATCGCCAACACCAGCGTTATGACCAATAATTTTTCCACGCATCAAGAATCTACGGTTTTCACAATTCAAGTGCATATATTTTCCAATAGGCATATACAACTCATTGCTTTCAACTATGTAGTTGTCGCCATGCGCACCTTCAAGCACATCACCAGCTTTTAGAGATCTTACTGATCTCCAAACACCATTTCCAATATACCACAAATGACTGTCGTCCACATCATACGTCTCGCCTCGTATCACAGTTCTCCAGATTGGAGCATCTGCTTCATAAGCCAGTGTTACTTTGTTCCATTCGTCATCTGGACCACGTAGATGCATTCCTACCTTAATTTCACCTGCTGGTATAAATCCATGCTCTTTGGTTTCCATAGGTTGCCAAACCGCTGGACATCCTCCGCTACTACCATCGCCTGTGGAAGATGGTACACAAACTGTTTTATTCCAATTTGCCGTGACGTATCCAGTCAATGTTGCTGCTGGACTAGTAAATGTCATGGTAAATGTACCTTTTGCCGAGAAACTAGAGCTTTGGGTAGCTTGTCCCCAATATGCTTCACCAAATTTAATCGAATGCTTTTTCGTCTCTCCTGCTGCCAAGGAGACGGTCGGAGCAAAAGATGGTACCAATTGACTGCCTGCAAAAAGTAACGGTTGGTTATTTTCTGTATTGATCCAGTCTTGGTTGAAAGTTATGTTAACCGGTTCATTGTTTGGATTGGTCACCCAAAAACTTCCAGTGTAGTGAACTTGAGAAATGTTTGTAATGGCACAAACGGTCTGAGCGTTGCAAAAACAGTCTTGAACGGCTGCTGTATTTGATACGTTTCTTGTTGGAGGTGATCCACACGAACCTGCTACACTCGCATTGGCCAACGCAAACAATCGAATAACAGATTGTCCTGTTGTTGTTACTACTTCATCTACACCATAGCTATAGGTTCCAGCTTGAGGTGGTCCGCCAGTGCAAGTTACCAAACCTGCATAATAGTTTCCGTTTGGAGAAAGACGTGTTATTGACCCTTGCAATGCAAATGTACGAGTGCCACCCAGTGTATAAGCTGGTGCTGTCTTTGTAAAATATCGTGTGTAGCCAGTGAGTGTATAGCTTTGTGGGTTTGCTATAAAATTTGGAAGCTCTGCGACAAACAAAGACAAATCCGATTTTTGAAAAGCGTTTAGTGTAGCATTGGAATTGATCTTTGGAGTAATATCTGCGACGGCAGCGTTAATATTTGACATCACGCTGGATTGAATTGATACACTTGAGCCGACAACAGACGTTGCTGCACACGAACCAGTAAAGAAACTAGATGTAAATGCGTTGGAAACAACATCCTTCAATACTACTTTATAGATTCTGTCTGTGGTCAAACCAGAAAAGTATTCTTCAGCATCATTTGCCAAAACATACGAAGCTTGTTTTGTGAACGATGCTGCTCCAGGAGGATTTGGTTTTGAATACAAGCTGTATCTATAAACACGACTTGATGTTTCCTGCGTCAAATAGTTAGCGTTGTATACGGTACTATCTGGGTAGAATTGAGCATACCAAACACCATTTCCTTGTGACTTTACAGATGCACTCAAAAAGTTGGCACCATAAAATTCACTCATTCTAGCGTCACGAATGTTATCGTAGCTCACCAAGCCAGCACCAATTCCTTGGTCACTTTTTACGTTGTTTACTGGATCGCCAGTGAATGCCTTTAGTCTAGCCAACGAAGCCGACAACGAAATGTTTTGAGTAGGAACAACATTATCGACGTTGGCGAGTAGATTGTTGATCGATGCGTATGGTGAACCTGCCGCCAACTGAGAGAATGACAGCGATCCTCCTCTATTTAAGCGATTGATCGGCATATATTACTTTGATTCTAATTGAGCAATTTTTTCCGCCAAAGCCGCAATTTGTTGTTGCTGCTCTTGCACAGTTTTGATCAACAGAGGTATGAACGAGTTATACTTGACATGTTTGTAGCCATTCATGTCATCCTTCACAAAATCTGGATAAATTTGTTCAACTTCTTGTGCGATCAAACCAAAATCTGAAGTACCATTGCCGTTCCATTCAAACGACACTGGGTTCAGTGCGTCAATCTTGCTATATGCGTCCTCAATAGGTTGAATATTGTCTTTTAGACGTTCATCCGAAGATGCAAATGTTGAGAATGATACGATATCACCAGCAACGTCAAGTTGACCACTTCCACTGACTCTCAACAATTTGGTATATGCGCTACCAGATGTTACCAAGAATACGTTTTCATTTGGCTTGTAAACGTTATACGGACTTGCGTTAGTAGCATAGTATCCAGGCCATCCATAAGAACTGCTCAAATGAACATGGCATTGTGCTTGAATATAGTTGCTTTGTGGGAAATGACCAATACCCAACAAGCGTGTACGCACACCCAAAACAGTCCAGCCAGATTTTCCAGAGTTAGTAGCATCTGGTTTCCACGCAACATCTTTTTCATATGGCGGAACCAAACAAGTGTCATCTGTAAACGAACCCGAGTAATAAATTGCAAAATTTGCTCCAGTGCGAATGTAATTATTTCCGCATTGCAATCCAATATCGTACAAATAATTCTTTCCGTATTGTGATGCGGAATATTGAATCAAATGTTGGCCGGTATAATTATTGACGACCAGCGGACGAGACAAAATAGTACGACCCTTGGTAGATCCCAAAGAACCGCCCAGGTTTGGCCAACCAGTACCTTTGTTTATAGTAGTAGTGTCAACTTGAACAAACGGAACGTTGGCTGTTGAACTTGCACCAGTCCAATAAGTAAAGTCGTTGGCAACACCAGTACCAGTCAAAGCACCGGGCACAGAATCCGCAGTCAGAGCATGTACAGAATCCATTGCCCAACTTGCTGTACCATGAAACGCAGCTTTTTTGGTGAATGCTGCCGATGCGCTCATATAGCCTTTGAAGCTACCAGTAAAGCTGCCAGTAAAATGACCACGGGCACTGCCACTGAAACTGCCACTGTAAGATCCTGATGGCACACTCTTCAAGAATGTCACCAAACTATTGAGATTGCTTTTGCGAGAGTATAGAGTGCCATCATTTTGAATCAGCAAGAATATATCTCCACCTTTGAGCGCACGGGTAGGAGACGCAAGAGTGCTGATTTTGATGGTTTGTACGTTTAGACTATTACAAGGGCTTGCCATATGTTAATAAATATACGGTTTATTGGTTTTGGTTTATATTATCCCAATACGTAGCATTTTAATCTCCATTTGGTGGTGGTAATTGTTTTATCAACGTTGGTTCCATCTGGCGATGGCAAATATAAAGTTGCAAATGTGTTTCTTACAGCATACGTAAAAAATGCATCGGCATAAACTACAAATGCAGGCACAGTGTCGTCATCGGAAAACCCATTTCCGTTAAAAAATGAGCACAAATCTACTTCGTCGCCAACATCATACAAAGTATTCAGAGGATCAGCTTCATTCAATACAGCAACCCATCGATAAAACTTTGGTGCAGTTCCCAGTAGATGTGCATATTGTGTAACAACCCCACCGGTGGCAGGAAATGTCAATGTTGAACTTGTCTTTGTGGCTACTTGTGCTTGAGAAGCATAACTTGCACTACGAGCATAACTTGAACTGAGAGCATAGCTGGAACTGCGAGCACTACGAGCATAGCTTGAACTAAGAGCATAGCTTCCACTCCTTGAATAGCTGCTGCTGCGCACATAGCTTGCACTAAGAGCATAGCTTGAACTCAAAATATAGCTTGAGCTAATTGCATAGCTGGCACTGCCATTGTAAACACCAGTATACAACAAAAATGATGCGTTTGTTGCATTGTTTGCGTTTGTGGCACTGTCTGCACTATATGCTTTCAATGCGTATGATGCCGATCCATTTTTTGGATTCAAAATTGGATGATACCACAAATAAGAAGACGAACGTGATGCTGACGCATAACTAGAGCTACCAGCAAATGTTGCAAAATCAGCAGTGGTTGCGTTGGTTACACAAGTCAAAGTAATTTGTGCTACCTCGGCATAACTTGCTGTTGTGGCACGATGTGCAAAACTTGATGTACCATAAAACAATGCGTTCTTGGCCAGGTTTGCACTGTTTTCCAACACTTTGTTACCAGCATCGGAATATACGTCGCCAGTCAAATTACCAACAACATTACCATCAACATTGCCGTACACAACACCAGTCACTTGCACGTCTTCGACCACTGTAAGAGTTTTATCAATTATTGTATCGTTCTTCAACTTAATCGGATTGCCTGTAGTGCCAAGCTCCAGTTGGTTGAAATTTTTTGCAAAAAATCCTGTGTAATCAACTTTGAATCTGTTCTCCCCCAGCACTGTCAGATAGTTATCAAATATTGCTCGGCTACCACTAAACAAATCCCCTCTAAACCATCCATCTTTAACTCCTTGGAAACTACCGGTAAACTTATTGAGTGGATTATTAAAGTTTACAGCAGCACCTTGAACTTGACCTGCTACTGTTGCGGCAAGCTGGCTCAGAGTAATGTTCTTGGTTTGATTGTTAAGAACATCTTGAATAACCAACAAATCACCAGACTTTGGGTTGGTGTAGTTGGCCAAGCTCTGAATGACCCTTCCTTTATTTGACAATATTGCCATACGTTTTCTTACATATAATTATCAATCAGTTTAGCTTTTTGAGTTTTTTTAGTATAAATTTCACAAGTCCGCTTCGTACAACGTCTTCTTCATCAAACTTAAAGATAAAAATACCGTTGTCTCGACTTTCTTGATCATCAAAATGGTTCATGATTGGTGCAAACCCACTTTTTCCATTGATGTCACTTTGATCTGGATCGCCGCAAACAAACAATTTGCTGAATTCACCCACACGGGTGATCAATGTGACAAGCTCTTTTTTTGTCATGTTTTGAGCTTCGTCTGCTACAATGCATCGTGCGTTCCAGTTCAATCCACGCAAAAAGTTGGCAGGTATACCATGAATACGTTCTTCCTTTTTCAACTTTTCAACATCGGATCTAGACAATATTTCTTCAAGCTTGTCGATCAGTGGTTGAATGTATGGGCTCATCTTTTCATCCATCTCACCAGGCAAAAAGCCCAACTTGCTGTCGCTGCTTTCCACGGCAGTACGAATATAGGTTAGTTCACTGACACGCTTGTCATTGATCAAATGAAGACCCGCCAAAATTGCTGTATATGTTTTTGATGTACCTGCTGGGCCAGACACAAACACCAATTTGGTGTTTTTGTCACGCATAATTTCTAAAAGCTGTTTTTGTTTCTCAGTAAGGTCGATACTTTTAATTTGTATCGTGTCTCTTATTTTTGAGTTTTGTGGAATTTTCGGACTGTTGTCTTTTAGTGGTTTTCTTTTGCTCATTAGGATTGAGGTGGTTAATAAGTTTTTGCTGTACTTCCACAACACGGTTACAAAACTCATATTGTTCTGTGGCAATATAATAGTTGTAGATGTTGTCGAGATTGTCTTTGAACGTCTCAACATTAAGAACAACTATATAATCCGTGTTTTGAAATCGAAAAACTTCTACGTTTGACAAATTCTTTTCAATTGCGTGGGCAATCGAAGCAACGACTTGTTCGGTAAGAACAGATTTGTTTTTTACCACGAACGTTTCCATTTTTTGGAAGTCCGATGGCAACACTTTCACACAAAACTTTTTTGTCATACCCTAATAAATAGCTGTGCCCAAAATAAGAAAGGCACCATTATTTTGGTGCCTTTCTGATCAAACCTTGACGTGTTAACTATTTATTGATTCGACTTTGACTTATTTGGTTTCTTGCTCTTTTTGACTGGTGTTGCTTCGGCAGAAGCTTCTTGAGCAGGAACAGGGTTTGTCAACTGTGCTAGTCTATATCGTGCAGTTGACTTCCACGACTGTTTGGTTCGTGGTGAAGCGAATTCATATTTCGATCCAGTCCGCAACAACGAATCCACATCTGGTGCAGTCTTTGCGTTTTTGATTTGTTCTCGTAGTCCCATAATAGTGATAGTTACTTAGAGTTCTTTTTGCTGAGGTTGACAATTTCAAGCTTGCTACCATCCGGCCATTTTGTTACAATACGATTCCAATAATCATATTCTTGTTGTGCGGCATCTTTGCTGGGATAGTCTTCATCAGATACTCTGGCACCATTCCGCAACACCACAAAACGATCATTGCTTGGCTCAAACTCACCGTCGTTTTTTCTGCTGTATTTAGTTTGCATTGTTTTATCTATGGGTTTGTTGTTTGCTTTGGTTTGATCACAACGAGTTTATAACTCTCATTGTTGTTCTCACAATAAGACATAATTAATACACTGTCAATCTATTTGTTCAAATGCTCTGTTGTAGCATTCCACATCTTTGTGTTTGACAACTGCTTCTGGATATACTTGTTTAGTTTCTCCCAATGTCTTATTGTAAATTTTAATTCCACCGTGAGGATAGCATTGCGCTCCTGGTTTATGGTATGACACCAAATACACCTCATGACTATCTGGATAAACTGATGACATTACTTTACGACCTTTTTCTGTGGTTTCGTCGATGCTCAACTCGCTTGGAATGTTTTTGTAAACTTTGTAAAGTGAGCCACCCTCGGCATATGTTTTTGTAACTACTTCAAGTGATTTTGATAGCTTGGAAATTTCCTTGTCAACCACGATCTCTTTTGGTTTATGAGACTTGCGTGGTTTGTTGGTGCGCTTTGGTTGTTTCTGTTTAGCTGCCATGATGCTATATCATATGGCAAAAATTTCAACTGTCAATCTAGAAAAAGATTTCAAGGTGCTGGTGTGGCATCTTCCACCACAGCTTTGATCTCGCTTTCAATTTCTTTGATTTTTTCTTTGTAGCCTGCTGCCACATCCTTGAAATCTTTTTTCACAAAAAGCAACTTCTCGGTCAGTTCATACACTTTCTTTTGTGCATCTGTTTTGCTTAGCTTGGTGGTTACCGCAGTGTTGTTTGTACTCATAACTTTGTAAATTGGTTATTGCTTGTATCGACATATAAGTAGTTGACAATTTTCATCGATCAACAATTTTTAGACATACAACTTATTTTTATCACGTTGAATATTGCACTATTACAATAAATTACGCTAATTTATTGTCTGAATACTATGTATGGTTAACAACTACGAATATGATTGACTATGTAATGACCATTCACAAAAACTATGATCTGTTATACCTTCAACTTGAAAACTTCAAAAAGCGAATGGCATCAACAGAGTATAGACTGATCTTTGTTGATAACACACCCGGAGAAAAACAACCTATAAAAATCGAAGATGAGTCGGTCAATCACTTGATTTTGACAGTAGATGCTCCAGATCAATTTGACGGAGCATCACATGGTTACGCTATCAATTGTGGTATGCAGCATTGCACGTCGCCGATTGTTTGTGTGATTGACTCTGATTTTTTCATTCTCAACAACAAAATGCATGAATATGTACGTGATATTTTCTCACAAGGATACAGAGCAGTTGGTTGTGAAATGGACGACGGCGACGGCACAAAAGTGTTTCTTAAAGCATGGCCACATCTATTTGAAAACATACCTTACTTGTTTTGTGCATACTATGACATCCATATAGCCAAAGCAGCATCGTGGGGAATAACAGACGCAGAAGCCAAAGAAGGTACACATACAGGATTTCTAGACACAGGGTGGAGAATCAGAAAGTATATCTTGGACAACAAAATAAAAACGTGCAATTGGAAAACGGATGCAACAAGCTATGGAAACTGTTATTTCAGAAATTCCAAACTTGAAATGATGGGGCTGCACTATGGTGCAGGATCACATCGTCGCTGGAACGAAGATTCCAAAACAGAAATCTCCGCAGTCATTCAAAAAGACTTTGGACAACTCTGAAACACAGAATTGAAACCTGGGTTGGTCAAAAGCTCATAACAACCGCTGTTTTGTTTTTCAACAAATCGTTTGTTCAATGTTTCTAGGTTTGGTATAAAATGACTAGAAGAGTCTTGTACGCCTTTACGATTGTCGGATGGATGCAATTTTTCCTGGATTTGCATTTTACGCTTTCTCAACGCATCACAGTATGGTGACCAACCATACCACATACAGTAAAAAGCATCTTTTGGATACACTCGATCCAAACGACTGTTGTGTCGTCCCGAGGTATATTGACCATCTGGCATTTTGTGCAATAGTCGACATCGCATGTTTCCGTTTTCAATAGAACCATAGTGCCTTTGAACGTACAAAGGAATATTGGTATCAACTGGTTGGTCAACATTTTCTGTGGTGTCTATCATCAACACTCCAGTCGAGGAAATACATGTAGCATCTGGGTGTTGATCCAACACTACTGAAATGAATTTTTTGAGGTTGAGTTCTGGCATCATGATAAACTCGGTGGTATTGAGACACATTTTCCAATAACCGTCAAACTCTCGCTCAATGTCCATAACCTCGTCATCGATTGGAACGGGATCAAAATATTGATTTTTTGTAGTTCTGATTTGCCAGTGAGGAGCAAGCTGTTTTATGATTTCCACCGACGAATCTGTAGAGTTATAGTCGATCATCACCACATCGTCAAACATATTGATGTGCTGTTTGATCCAAAAAGGAAGCAAAAATTCTTCGTTGTAGAAGTGCGATACTAAAAGCGTTTTCATCTGTGATATACACAAATATGTAGTACCAACACAGTCAATTCAGAGATTTTTTAATCAAGTTTTTGAACTTTGTGGTTGACCAACCATGTGATCTATCTAGAAAGTGTATTTTTACAGTTTCTCTACAACCAGTGATAACCTTGTTTTTATAGTCATCGCCCAAGAATCTGATGTTGGGGTTTATGCGATCAATCAACTTGATCAACTCAGTTTCGGTATGATATACAATCACATCATCTACATATTTCAACGCCAACAAAGTATTTTTACGCTCGTCAACCGACAATATTGGTTTGATTTTTGCTGGATTCTCTAAAGTAGGATCTGCGTGTAGCCCCACAACAAGTTTATCACAATGATCTTTTGCTTGAGAAAACATAGCAATATATCCAGGGTGCAATACATCAAATGAACCAGCCAAAAATCCCACAGTTTTTTTGGATATTCTACGTTTCCATTCGTCGGCACTGATGGCTTTGTCGTCAATAAACAGATCATAGCTGGGTTTATTTTTATCAACCAATAAATGATACTTAACGTTCCACTCAGACAACTGTTTTACTGTCAATCCGTGCCAATCCATTCCACTAGATGCACCTCTTGCGGTAAACAATGTAATATGGTGGCCATGATCATACAAAGTATTGACGCTCTCAATCATGTCTGGTAACGGTTTAGCTAAAACATAATCGTGGGACGAGTCTGTTGTACAAAGTGTGCCGTCAATATCAAAGCAATACTTCATAGTTTTGTTAGATTGTGAAATTGTAGACCAACATCTGAACTTTGTATTGGTAAGATAGCATAATCGTTGATCAAAGAACGATATGAATTTCTGTTGGCAAAAATCAAGAAGTATCCACCATTACCAGCACCGCACAATTTATGCGACAAGATTCTGGTGTCTTGGGTCAATCTGTAATCCAACGATTGCAAAACGTCATGTCCACAAATTTGAGGAGATGTTTGTTTTTTGTTGATCCAAGTTCTATTGATTACGGTATTAAACTTGTCTATATCCACAGCTTCTATTGCGGCTTGCAAGTCTTTTACGTCTTGCAACAATACAACAGATTTAGAGGTGTCTATATTTTGCAACACAGTTGTTGAGCTTCTGATAATATCTGTGCGTAACAAATACAAATCCATTTTGTCAAATATACGACTATCAAGCAAGGTACATCTAGGATCGCTGTTTTTGAAAAAGTCGATTCGCTTTAATCCACCAAGACTACCATAAAAATCTTGTTGTCCAACCAAAGGGTTTATGCTCTTTTCTATCTGTTCTGCAATTCGACACACATCATAGTCAGAGAGACTTTTGTGTTGATAAACACTCACACATTTAATCAACGCCAATAAATATGCAGAAGATGCTGCCAATCCAGACCCGGCCGAGTATATGTCGGATGTCAGCGAACAATGAATATGTTCAACATCAAAATATTCAAAAACTTTTCTGACTAATTCGTTTTTGATGTCTTGTATGTTGTCAACTTCTTCTCGTACAGAATAGTTGATGATGTATTTTTTGTTGATTGAATTGATGCCCCATTTGTCACGATTGATGACAACATATGCTCTCAAATTCGATGGAAAGCTGATAACCGATCCAGTACCATAAGCTTCAATAAACTTTGGGTGATCTGTGGACCCGCCGACAAGCGAAATTCGTAATGGGCATGATGCTACAATCATGGGATTTTTCCCGCATACACCAAGTATCTATCATCGCCGTTTGGATTGATATAGCTACGATTACAGCAAACAAACGGATACTGAATAGACTGTAACTGAGATGATAGTTGATTCAACCACCAGTCTTTTGGAAACAAAGATTTGTGATAGTCAAGTCCGTCTGGAGTATTTTTTGACGTTGGATGTCTGCCAGACGAAAACAAAGCTATGGTGGCAACGTATACACCATTTGGTTTCAAATGATTTTTGACAAGCTCCACAAACTTTGGAACCGCACTTGGTTCAAAATGCTCCATTACATCCCAACAAGTGATCAAGTCAAACTTCATTGGTTGACCGTTGTCGTAAATTTGATAGTCTTTGGTAATGTCGCAAGTAAACAGTATTTTGTTGCCGTGTGTTTTCCAGTTTTGGTGCCCCAGCGGCAGCATTCCCACTTCATCAACTGATTGTGGTTGAACGTTCAAACAATGATCAGATCCCTCCAATCCAACAGCAACATGACCCTTTTGGTGCATATCACAAACCAATTGTCCTCCAGCGCAACCCAAATCTAGAATCGAAATTGGTCCATTAAAATACTTCTCTACGTCAGCAATGAACGTTTCGTTTGAGTTGTTGTCATAGTATATTCCCTCGGGATATTTATGATCGTCAGAATCAATTGCAATAGGATGGTTGGTGGTTACTTGAATCATAATGAAACTCAGTTTTTTTCTTCGATGTATTGTGGAAAATATTTGATATAAACGTCGTTTGGCGAGTTTCGCACTTGTTGAATTCTGCTTTTAATTTCGGCGTAGAAATTCCAAGCGAGCGGCACAAAACAAACTTTTTGATAGTCGTTTTTCAAAACATCAATTGAACAAATTGGTATGTCCATACCTGGCGTTAGATACCCACATTTCATGGGATTGTCGTCGATGATGTGATCCAGTTTATAGTTGATGTAATTCAACAATGTATTGCCTTTGGCGGCAGCACCATATCCAATAAGCACATATCCTTCGTTTTTGAGTCGGGTCAGATTTTCAATTAGTTGCTTTTTGATCTTTGCAGCGTTGGATCGAAACTCGACGTACTTATCAAATCCATAAATACCGTGTTCTGTTTCAAACTTAATCAACTCGTTCAACTGACTTTCATTGCACCAATCTTTTTGTAATGAAAACAAAAACGATTTGCTATGAATGTCGGTTTTAACAATACTAGAAACAAACAAACCATGGTTTCTTGCCAATTGCTGAATTGACTTACCAGTGAAGTATGAAGAATGTTCGTGGTAAATTACATCAAACTCGTTGTTGAGCAACATATCACATTGTGATGTTTGAATAAAGATTTGACCTTTGTCCGACAACACACTTTTACACGCTGCCACAAAATCGTTTGGATTTTGAACATGTGGTAGTACATGAAACGCAAGTATCAGATCAAACAAACCCTTTTCTGCTCTTAGCTTATCGGCAAAACTTTGATTCCAATAATCTACATACACATCCAAATTTCGTGCCGCAGATAATTCTCTCAAATTTTTTGCAGGATCTACTCCACAGCAAGTGTATCCTTGTTTCTGAAACATGGCCAACAACAGTCCAGAATTACATGCAATCTCAAATACCTTTTTTGGTTGAGTTTTATTTAGAATGTATTGTACCACCCACTCAAAATACTGGGTAAGCGTTTTTGATGTATCTGAAACATACAAATAATGCTCAAACATTTCTTTTGGGTCAACAGAAACAGATAGCTGTGAATGCCAACAGTTGGAACACAACTTCATCGTCAGTGGATATTGCTTTAGAGACTCTCCTTTGTGATAAGAATTGGCCAAGGGTTGATTGCCCAGATCCAAAAATTCTATGGAAATTGGCTTGGTACACACCAAGCATTTATCGTTGTGTTTGTAGCTCATATTTTTCTCGTTTTGACCATTTCTCATTGTGTGGATGTGACACGATATCGTTCACAATAGACTCCACAGTGTCGCTGAATTGATAATTATAGGTGTTACTAAACTTGTCGGTCAAAATAGAAAAATTGTAGGTAAAATCCTTACCTTTGTCGATGAGCGCAGAGTTTGTAACCTTGGCAACTTGGGTACCAATATTGAAAATGCTGTTGTTAAATGACTTCATGTTGAATACACCACGATTGTTTTGCTTGGATTCAATGATTTTTTCAATACCATTAACCAAATCGTTCATACCCAAAATGGGGCGATAACACTCGCCGTTGAAAACGTTCACAGTACCAGTTTTTTGTGCGGATACTGTCATAGAGTTGATCATCAAATCCAATCGCATGTTTGGACTCCAACCATTTACACTACCAAATCGCAATGCGTAGTATTCAATGTTGGTAAGCGGCATGAAATTATCAATTGTAGTTTTTGAAAACGTCAAGCCATCGATTGGCGAACACAGATCAGTTTCCACTTTTGCTGAATTTGCAGATTCTACATACACACAAGAACTTGAAGCGTATATGAACTTTTGTTTGTTCAGTTTTTTGACCAGATTGATGAACTTACAAACGTTATTGTCAAATGTGTCAAACGGATCACTACACAATTTGACTGACGAATTACCCGCAAGAAAAATGATAGCATCGAAACGGTCCAAATAGTCTTTGGTAAGCGTATCAAAATCACATTTGATATTTTTGGGATTCATGAAATTCCCAAAATACTCCAAATCAACAGTGTCAACTTCGTGTTTTTTAGAAAAACGAGTATACAGTGCAGATCCAATATAACCACATCCTCCAATAATCAATAACTTCATATTATCATATACATATCAAAAAAAAGTGGTAGTGAATTATTTTTACACTACCATTTTACATCATCAGACTCTAGTAAAATTATCACAGTTTTTGCAGATCAATAATTTGCTTTACAGCTTGTATTGGAATGTATGTGGTAACAAAATTACCTTTGTCCACAGCTTTTAGGTCGGGTAGCTTATTTTTATCTACAACAATCACCACACCCTCACCTTTATCACGAAAGTTCACCAAAGCAAACCTAGCACTCAATTTGAAATCACTAGCTAGATAGCTACCATAGATGTTGCGGGTGTTGCCTTTACCCTTGGAAGTGACTTTTCCATGCTTTTGTAGCACTTCCAATTCTTTCTTGCTCATACCACGAAACAAATCGTCGCCGCCAAAACTATTCATTTGATCAAGCTTGTCGGCAACATCCTTGAGTTTGCCTTGGGGCTCCCAGATTAAATAGTCGTAGATGCTAGTCTCATACAACAAGCTATAGCGTTTCATACAAATCAAAGATACAACTCTTTTGCCATAGTGGCATAATCAATCGCCTCAGTCTTTGGCTTCCATGAAGCCGTGCTTGGACCTTTTTTATTCTTTACACCCGTCTTGGTGCATTGGCTTGGAGTAGGACGACATGCTGGATACTTGGCTCGCTTTTCGCCCGATTGACGACCACATGCTTTGCATTTCTTTTGACCAGTCTTGGGATCTTTGCGACAAGTGTTGCAATCTACCCATCCTTTACCACCTTTGCCGCCACGTCTAGCAAACCAACCGTGAAGACCTTGCTTCTTTTCTTTGCTGAATCCGCCTTCATCTACAACTTCTTCGCTGACGCCTTTCCAAATCTTGCCTTGACGGCATTTTACCACAGCACCACTTGCGTATGCACTGGGCCATTTTTTGTATTTACGTTTTGCAATACGTACACATCTATCGTCTTTCTCGGTGGTCAATTCGCTCATAACTATAAATAGATGTAAAAACAAAAAAGGTCAGCACTTTTGATGCTGACCTTTTGTAAATGGTGGACCCGGGGAGAGTTGAACTCCCGTCTTTGAATATATAATCACCGCACTCTACACGCTTGTACGATTTTGAATTTGTTAGGAACCGTAATCTAATATCGTCAAAAAATGCGGTTCTTAGGATTTGCAATATGTCAACTGAAACCACAAATCAACCTTTTCAGTTCTAGTCCGTAAATGACATTTGTTTCGATTACCGAACTCTCATCGAACAAACGGGCAACCCTTATTAGGCTGCAACTGCTGCGACATCCTCGTAAGAGAAGTCATAGCTAACTACATTTTCCTTAGCGGTTAATGTTTTGATGGATCTTTAGAGAAGCCAACCATCATCTTCTACGTGCGTACAATGACCGAATACTCAAATCGATACCAGTACGAGCCCGAAATTGGTTGCTGGAGTGGGTGCCGCCCCCACTTAAACTGGCTTATGAAACCTGTTTCCTTGCTGAAGGTCCAGCAGTTAAATTGGAGCGGGTAGCGGGAATCGAACCCGCATAATCAGTTTGGAAGACTGACACTCTACCATTGAGCTATACCCGCATACTAATAAGTATTATTCTTTCAGAACAATTGCTTCACATTCATAGTTGTGACTGTCTTTGTATTCGTCACAATATCGCTTGGCAGCTTTTTCCGTCAGAAACACACGATGAATTGATCGTTCCGAATCACCATTGCGTACAACGTACACAGTAATCGGTAGTATCTTTTCATTTTTGATTACTTCATTGGCAAACAAAACGTTGCCGATCAAGATCAGTGCTACTATCAATTTCTTCATACCAACAGTCTAACACAGAACTTGTTGAAGTCAACCACAATCTTGTAGCTTAGATTTGTATACGTTTTCCCACAATTGTTGTGCTTCACCTAAATGCTGTCTGGCTTTTATTTGGGTGTAACCAAGCACTGGACTATACGTTACAATGTTTTCTTTTTTGCTGCAAGCTTTACCTATCCATATTTCCCAAACCCAACGCTCGGGAGTAAAAATAGGCCATTCCAAAAACTGAACTATGTTGGGTGGACATTCCAACGGTGGATCAAAATATTGACGAATATACGAAGAACGTGCCCAAAAAAACGTCATATACATGAATCCATCTTTGTGAGGCAAAGCCCCAGCAACATCAATGTTTGAATCGCTCTCAAACTTGTAAGTGTATTCTTTGTAGTTTTCTATGGTAGACACCATCATTAATCTACGCAGATAGGTACCAAATTTTTGATCTTCGTGAGTGATACCTTTTGTGTGCATATACACAACACATTCATCGTCTCGGTTGTCTACAACATCATACAAAGCTTTGAAACTTGGAAATTGATAAGTGTTGCGTTCCGACGTTTCTTTGATTTGAACTTTTGGAAAATTGGACTCTAGAAAATCAGAAAACTTAATCAATTCATCGTTGGTGCCAACTACACCTACATAAATTGCTTGGGCATCATCGTACAAACCACACTGCTTTATTGAATTTAATTGCTCTGTTACGATTGACTGCCACATGTTGGGCACCAAGTAAACGCCATACACAACCTTTATGTT